CTTCTCTTGAGAGTTTTCCTTCTCTTGAGAGTTTTCCTTCTCTTGAGAGTTTTCCTTCTTTTTTTTCCTCCACCGGATTTACCTTTCCTCCTTGAAACTAATTCCTTAATCTGTTTCATACCGTATCCTTCTTTTTTCAACTTTTCCATCACTTCTTTTGGGATATGTCGACCGCGACGCACTTGCTTTGCTGCATCTACAACCAGTTCTTTAAACTTTCCCATTGGTATTTATATTCAACATAGATTATTTTTGTAACCAATACATTCCTTGTAAATAGGCATCCGATAAATCATCTTGTTTTTTACTTTGATCGAATAGATCTCTGTATTTTTGTTCAATGCATTCATTCTCATAGATCATTGTTTTACAATATTGAATCCCTAAATATTTAGTTCGTTTGTATTTATCTTTAATTGTACATTCGATTGGTTCTCCTTTGTAAGCCTTGAGTTTATTACGAGCATTAATCATTTCTATAGTTTCCAAGGGAAAATCTTCTCTTGTAACACCTCGTATCAAAAAATAAGAATACAATAACATTTGAATGGTTTTCATTGTTGGATTTTTTAACGCGGGTTGATTTTCAATCAATACAGTATCGACTTGTAATAAATTTGGTTTTTCATCTAAAATTGAAACCATTTTCTTTCCTATGAAGAGTGTTGGATTTTTGACTTTTGGGATATTTTTATTCTTTGTGTTTTTGTACATTTTGAGTAATTTATGAGTAGAACACAAATGCAATCCGGATTCATTTTTAACTCGTGCAGTTTTATCACATTGTTTACCCGTTTTTCCATTACAATGTTCACATACTTTCTCAACCGAAATATTAAGAATACCCCAGTCTTCTATGGTATAGTTTTCATCGTCGATTAAACAATATGCTAAATTTTTAATTCCAACATCAAAGGATAAGATCTTCATGTTCTCTATATCAATAGATATCTTTAATATTATTCATCAGGATTACGACGCGGTTCCTTCGTCCGGATCAATGACAGTATAAAAATATTCCCCATTATTTAATAGATTCAGGTCAAATTTTGGTTTACCACCTTCGCAGGTTATTTTCGCTTCCGACGGCGCGTCCGAGTCACACTCAGACCAATCTATAGTCGCTACTTGATTCTCATCAAATTCGTTGACGGTACCTTTAGAGATTATATTGCCATTATAATAAATCTGTATGTTATCACCCACCTCTGGGGCGTTATCATCTCCTGAAGTGTTCTGGTGGAGTCCTACTTTTTCTAGTTGATCATATCCATCGGGAGGAGCTTTAAGAGTACCACTGTGGGCATCATGCGTGGTCACTCTAGCAGCGCCGACCGCCGCTTGCGTCGCTCTACGAGAATTACGTGCCGCGGTCGCCTGAGTGGTCGTTGCGAGACCCGCAAGCGTCGCGCATACCCCACCCGATGCGCCAATACATATTCCCGCCAGAACCACCCCCGCCGCCCCCATCGCCACCGCTTTAGGATTATCTGTTACCATTTTCAGAAAACTGTCCCTGGCTGATTTCCAAGGTTTATTTGGATCAAACATAGAATTATCTGGATTTGCCGTTCCAGGGACACTATCACGAGTTACCCCGGTTACTGCTCCCGCCTTGATTCGTTTTTTCTCTCTACTATTTAGAACAAATAAATCATGAAGTAATTTTTCATTTTTTTTCTTTATTTGAGATTTCGATCCCTTTTGAGATTTTATTTCTTTTTCTAATTCAGAGGTTAATTGATACAATTCCCTCGCCACTTTTGAAATCTTTCGTTTTGTTTTCTTTCTTGATTTCATATTTCTTTTTGTTTTCTTTATTTTCTTTGTTTTCTTTATTTTCTTTGTTTTCTTCATTAATAATTATATATAGAAATTAATAATTATGTTGAATTATTTTATTAAAGGTGCTTAATGATATCTTTAATTGATGATTTAACTCTAATTTACGAATACAATCGGTTTTTGTTTTTGTATTCTCCCAACAATGTTGAATAATTTCAACATCTTTATCTGTGAATTTTTTCTTTGAATTTTCGAATTGGGCCTGATTAATTTCAATATATTCATAATTTAATTGAATACCCTCATTTGTTTGATGATATCCATAGATTCTTAGATTCCCATTGTGTACTTTATGATGACAAGATTCGCATAAGGGGACTAAGTTGTGTTTTATATTTTTATGATGAAAATCAATAATATTATTTTCATCTGCTGTATTTTGTTCTTTAATATGATGCGTATGTTCCGCCACTCCTTTGCATATTTGACAATGATCCATAATAACTTGGGCATTGTAGTGACTTTGTTTATCAAGAATTAAATTTTGATCCGAACCAGTGATTTCTAATTGGACTGAACGTGCTGTAGAAATGAAATCTTTATTTAACCCCATTGCTTTACAAACTTCTAAACCATAGATTGGAGGACCGGAACCTTTTTCTAATTTTCTATCATAAATTAAAAGATCTTTTTCTTGATCATAAATAATTTTCAAATGAAAGACATTTAAATTTTCAATACTTTGTACCAAAGAAAGATTCATTAATTGATGTAAATGAGATGTAAAGATATATGAACATTTCATATCAGATAATGTTTTTAATCCTGTAGCGACTATTGATAGAGCAGATTCGTGTTCAGTACCAGAGCACAATTCATCTCCCAATACAAGGGATCGATTATTTGCCCTTAATAGGATTCCTTTTAATTCACTCATTTCGACTGCAAAAGAAGATTGACCCCTAAATAAATTATCGTTATTCAATATCCTTGTAAATATCTGGGTATAAGGAGAATATTCGAAAGAAGAACTTGGAACAAAAAATCCTGCTTGAGCCATAATCAGTGATAATCCCACACTTTTCATTAATGTAGATTTTCCACACGCATTCGTCCCATACAATAGCATTCCATCCTCTTGAATACAAATATCATTTGGAACATAGGGTATATCCGTTTGTATTTTTTCAACAATGGGATGGCGGATATCTTTGGCACGAATAAAACTTGAATTCGATTCTAATAGTAGAGGTCTTTGATAAACATTTTCGATCGATAGTTTGGAAATCGTCGAATAAAGGTCAATTTGACCAATATAAGAAACAATTTCATTCATTAATAAATGATGAGTGTTGTAATACGATTGAATTTTTTCGATATATTTTTCTTTATTCAAACTTTGTAATTTTCTTTGCAAAGAGAATATTTTATCCGACAATTGATGAATAATTGGTAACTCAACATGAAAATTTGAACCCTTTTGAACAGTAACAATTTCATCAATGTGACATTCTAAAAAGATCTGATTTTCACAGCGGAATGTGATTGTTGGATTCATTAAATTCTGAAAACTGTTTCTTAATATTTTGGATCTATTCTTAGTCATATACAAATGCCATCCATATCTATCATTGCAAGATATTTTAACAATATCTTCTTTTTTTTTGTCGATGTAGAACGCTAATTGATTGCTAATACATTGTAAATATTTCTTTTTTAACGAAATGGAATCATGGAGTTCATCAATTTCGGGATAAATTCCCCGTTGAAATACAGAAGTTTCCATATTTTGTAAAGACCATTTCTCCAATTCATCTGTATTAAAAATAGAAGTATAGTCTTTCATAAATTGATTCATTGATTCAATCAGTTGCGAATACTGATTCATAAATGATTCGAACTGTGAAATATTCATTAGTTTTTGATTAATAATTTGTATGTATTGATATGAATTATGTAATGAATTCATTTCACATGGATTTAGAATAGATAATCCCATTCTCCTGTGTAATTTCTCAATATCGATAATTTTTCTTAATTCAGGAGTACATAATTCAAAAACATATTTTTCATTTTCTTTTGTTTGAAATAATTCAATAGAGTTATATCTTTCATTTAATTGATCAGTATCTATTATTGGATACAATAATCTTTCTTTACATAGTCTTCTACCAATTGCTGTAGAACATTTATTTAATAATGATAATAAACTACTATATTTTTCAGAGGAAGTTGATTGATTGTCGATTACATTTAATTGTTCGACACAATTATGACTTAATAATAAATACTTTTGGTTGTGTTTAAATTCTGGTCTATGAAGAGACATTGTATTCTCAATTTTATGCTCGTGAATAAATTGGAGCATATAAATATAAGATAAAGTAATTTCTGTATCTCTCTCAAAACCTAGAGATTCGATCGATGATAAATAATCATTATTTTTAAAATAACGAGATAGAAATTCATTCTGATAGGAAATTTTATGATATTCTTTCGATTTTGTCAAATTCAAATGAATACGTTCCTCATTCACAGACCACATTTGAGATAATTGTTCTTTGGAAAATTGGAATTCCTTTTCATCGAAGTGTACGATAAATTCACTCGGATTATAGTATTGAATAAATCGGTATATTTCATCATCCCACATTTTTTGATCTTCTTTAGAAGAATTTATTCTATGAACATAATTCTTTCCGGTTGCTATATCAATTACTGATACTCCTGCAGTATTTATTTTTTCGCCAAGAATATCGGGATAATTTGTAATATAGATAGAGAATAAATAATTTGTATCAGATTGATTGAATGTATCGATAACCGTTGCAGGACTTATTATTTCGGTAACATCTCTTTCCGGATTAGGAGGAGAGGTCACTTGATCGACTTTGATAATTGTATAATTATGATTCAATAAGATATTTCGATATTTAAGATAGGCATGATCAGGAAATCCTGCCATCAGAAAATTATCATAGGAAACTTCTTTCTTTTTTTTATTTCTCCTGACAGATTGAATATTTAAAATATCAGATATTTCTTTTAAATTGGGTCCTACTTGAATTTCATCATTATAAACAGAATACATTTCGTACCAATTCCCAACATTCATAATTACAATTGTTTGTGTTCCATATTTATTGATGTATTTATTGTGATGATTTAAATATTCTTTTAATATATTACACATATCTTCATCAGAATAATCATTGATTTCCATCTTCTTATTTATTTAGGAATATTTTTTTAAGTAACTAAAAAGATTTAAAGAAATAGAGAAATAATCAATATAAATGGAAGAAAATGACGACAATTATATTATTAATATTAAGACAGTTCAATCTGCAGCATTTCGTATCCTAATCGAGGCCCTCAAAGAAATTCTAACAGATACAAATATAATATTAGATGAAACCGGGATCAAGTTAATTGCAACCGATTCATCCAAAATCGTTTTAATTCATATGAAATTATTAGCTGAAAACTTTGAATATTTTTATTGTGAAAAAAAAACCAAAATCGGTGTCAATATGAATAATTTGTTCAAATTAATTAAAATTATGGGAAATAATGATATTTTAAATCTTTACATCGAGAAAAATGATATCAATCGTTTGGGTATTAAGATATACAATGAAACTAAAAATACACAGACAACATTTAAATTAAATCTTCTAGATATTTCGGAAGAAGAAATCAATATTCCACCTGCCGAATTTGAAACAGAATTATCTCTTCCATCGATTGATTTCCAGAAATTAATACGAGATATGACAAATATCGGAGAATTAGTTGATATTAAAAGTGTCGGAAATAATTTGATCTTTAATTGTGAAGGAGATTTCGCAATTCAAGAAACAATTCTTAGTCAAATAGAGGAAAATAATTCGAATAATAATGGTTTGAAGTTTTCAGTTTCTGCCGATATTGATAATCCGATACAGGGGATATTTTCACTTAAATATTTAGTACTCTTCACAAAATGCACCAATTTATGCAATTTAATTCATATGTATATCAAGAATGATTATCCTCTAATCATTAAATACAACGTAGCTAATTTGGGTGATATTAAACTATGTCTTTCTCCAAATATTTCTTAAAATGTTTCGTTGTTTCTTTATAAGCGAGTTCTATAATTTTACTTTTATCTTCTAGTGGCATATTGAAGTTGAGACCATAATCAACTTCAATATAAATAATTCTTTCATTTATTTTCTTTTTTTGAATATCATAAACAATTTGATCTTGATTAATCATTAATGAATAAATAAAATCAACAATGGGGAATAATTGAATGAATTCCGAATTCTCTGGATAAGAACCACCACGAATAAATATACCCAAATAATTTTCTGATTGACATACTTCTATCGGAAAATGACCTCTTAAACCACCATCAACATAGAGACATTCTTTGTACTTGATTGGTTTGAAAAAAAAGGGGATAGCGGTTGTCATTTGAGACAAAGTTAAAATGGATAATTCTGGATCAGTTTCATATGAAATATATTCTAATTGTTTTTGAGTCACGTTATAAACTTTGACCGTTAGTTTTATTTTGAATTGTTCATGAAATTCCTTTAATGATATATCATCTTTATGAATAAACTTACGAAGAAGAGTTTGAAGTAATTTAAATATTTGATGATTTGAAAAGAAACCAAAATCGACTAAAATATCATCAATATGAATATTTTCTTGTTGAATAATACTTCCGAAATTAAATCTCATAATAATTTCTTTTCCTATATGATAAGGTATCCTCAAAATAAAGAATATAGATGCAACAATCCCCACAGAGGTTGTTATGATTTCTTGTATACCTTCTAATTTTTCATTTAGAATATTATTTTCAAACAGGGATTGAAATATTCCAAAATAAGCAATGCCACTTGGACCCCCTCCAGATAAAATTAATGTGTCAATTTTCATGTTTATTTTATAAAATATTTTCTATATTCTTAAATAGATAATGTCTCAATTGAAAATGAGTGAATTACGTAGTACGATCGATAGAAAAAATTTAATGAGATTAGAAATTTATGATTCGGTTTTAGTCAAATGTCATAAACGAATCCAATACAATTCGGATTTAGAAAAAACATATTGTTTTTTCCAGATACCAGAATTTATTATTGGTGTTCCTATTTATAACATCAATGAAATGAAAAAATATATTATGAATAGTCTTAAAAACAACGGATTTCAATTATTGTACATTGATCCAAATTGGTTGTTTATTCATTGGGGTCATCATGCAATGAATCAACTAGCAAATACGACACTTAAAAAAGAAATCAAGAAAAAAGAAAAAGATAATTCTTATCGTTCGGTTGATAATTATAAACCGGAAGGATTAATTTATGATGAGTCAACAATATTAGGTTTATCAAATAAATTAATATGATTTCTTACCAAAGCGATAAATATTATCATAAAGTAGTAGTAGGAAAAATCCAGTAAAAATATACAATAATAATTCATTCAATTGTTGATTTGGATCTATTCTGATTCTTGGGTCCGAAATTTTTTCATCATCTTTAATTCTTTGATTCTTTATTTGATTCTTTCTTTTCATTTTTTTGTATTCCATGAATTCGAAATAATCTGGATCATCTTCAAGTCTAGAAGGTGTTCTCCCATAAGGATATCTTGCAGAAACTTCATTCGAATTTCTCGGTATCTGAATCTCATTATATTCTTCTTCTAATGATTTTAATCTATGATATTCATCGATGTTTAATTTATTTTTATCTTTTTCTTGAACCAATAAATCGGCATTCATTTCATCCGGGGTCAATGGTGCCGTTGTTTTTATCTTTCTTTTCTTTTTTTTTGGTTTTGTATTAAAATCTTCGCCCCATACTTCTGAAAGTGATGCTCCGAGCATTAATAATATAATACAATATATTTTTTTACAAAATTAATCCAATTAAAATATAAGTATTATATTATGAAACAAATTATTCGTTTTTTCAAGGATGGTTCGAATAGTTTAAATGAAAATAAATATTTCATTGGTTTTGCTATGATTTTAGTTAATATTGGAGCTCGTTTTATTATTGATGAATTGGATGATGATGTTAGAGAGTTTATATCCAACGGAACAATACGTAAGATATTTGTGTTTTGTACTGTATTTATGGCAACTCGAGATGTATTTACATCAATTATACTCACTATTGTATTTATAGTAATCATCAATGAATTTCTATCTTCGGAAAAGGATGAAACAGATGAGGAAAAAAAAGGAGGATCATTCAATAAAAAAGAAATTGAACAAACCATTCAGAAATTGAAGATTGTTCAGAATAATATATAATTAGTTGCGTTTCTTTTGGGTTTTCTTTTGTTTTCTTCTTTTTCTCTTAAGTGTTCTTCCTCCACCAGAATATCCCACCCCACTGGGTCCCGTCTTCTTCTTGACGAATCTCGCGGGGATCATCTTCTTTGGAGGGCCTCCCGGCTCCCTCTTCCTGCCGATCGCCACCTT